CGGAGATCAAAAACACCAAGGCCGGCACCGGCCAGTACATTGCTGTGCGCTATGACATCACGGGACCCACCCACCAAGGGCGCGTCGTCTTTGGCAATCTTTTTTTCGTGATTCAAAACAACTTCAGCAATCTCACTGATTGAATCCAAAGCAATCGATTCAAAGTGCTTGGCTTCGTCAGACTCAGTGACCCATCTGTACGCTTCCATCAAAGTGTCATACGATGACACCTCGACAAAAGGCACGTCAGCATCAGCAATAGACAAAAGACCGCCTTCTGCTGAGAACACTACAGGGTTAGGCAGCGTAGGAATAAGTGAGGTTTTGCCAGCTCCTGCATTGCCGTACACCAATAACTTCACGCCGTTAGCGTGTAAACCTTTGGTACTGCGTAAATTGATAGCCATTTGGCTCTCCTAAGTGATCGCTTGTTGGGATATCCGTTTAGCGATTGATTGAATTATTGCATAATTAAATGTATAGTGTCAACAAGTATTTCAATTTAATTGGAAATAAGATGAAAACACAGGAAGCAATAGATCACTTTGGTGGCATTCGGCAGTTAGCCGAAGTGCTTAAAACATGGCCGCAAACGATTTACCAGTGGGGTGAGACGCCGCCAATGGGTAGGCAGTATGAGTTACAAATAAAAACCGATGGCAAACTCAAAGCGGAAAAATAATATGTCCAACCTCTCCTCCATACTGGGTGACAATTGGTCGCCACCACAGGCAAGTCCGGTCGCATCGATTGAGTCACAATTTATTGATGCCATCATAAATGCAGGGCTTCACGCACCCAGAGATATAGTGATGGATGGCAAAATCCATCGCTTTGCCAGTGATGATGACAGGCATAAAAAGCCTGGTTGGTACATAGCGTATGAGACACCTATCCCAGTGCTAGTGTTTGGCTGCTGGAAGGCAGGATTCACTAGCCAAAAACGTGCCGAGACGGGTGTTAAGTACACACCAGCACAAGAGATGAAATTGTTGTCTCAGATCGCCGAGGCAAAGAAGTTGCGTGATGCAGAGCTTGAGCGCAAGCATGAGGTGGCAGTCGAGACAATAGAGTCCACATGGCCAACCTTTACCCCCGCTAGCCCAGATCATCCGTATCTTAAGCGCAAAGGGATTGGCGCACATGGTGCCAGAGTGACAGGCGATGGGCGCTTGGTTGTGCCATTGTTTAGCGAGGATGGCGAGTTATCCAGCCTTCAGTACATTGATCACGATGGCAATAAGTTGTATCACACAGGCGGCATTACCGGCGCACGCTTTTTTATGATTGGTGAATTAAAGCAAACCCTTTACATCGCCGAGGGGTTTGCCACAGCCGCCACCATTTACGAAGCCACCAATGAGGCGGTTGTGGTGGCGTTCAGTGCCAATAACTTGCCAAGTGTTGCCGGTATCATGCGCACCAAGTACGGTGCGACTCAGGACATTGTGGTGGTCGCCGATCATGACGTATCAGGCGTTGGACTAAACAAAGCCACCGAGGCAAGTGCCAAACATGGTGTCAGGGTTGTGATGCCACCCATGTTGGGCGATGCAAACGATTACGCCCGTGCTGGCAATGATTTGTTTATTCTTCTCAATCCACCCGTTGAGGATTGGCTCGTTGGTGCGGATCATTTCAGCGAAAAGCCAGAACCCATCACATGGCTCGTTAAAAAGTGGTTACCCGAACAGGCATTGATCATGGTGCATGGTCCATCAGGTGGTGGTAAGACCTTTGCAGTACTAGATTGGATGCTGTCAATCGCCTCAGTCACAGCAGAATGGGCAGGAAACAAGGTCAAATCCGGCACAGTGGTCTATCTCGCTGGTGAAGGTCATCAAGGCTTAAAAGGGCGAGTCGCCGCATGGAAACACAAGAAACAGATCAAATCCCTAAAAATGTGGATATCCAAGTCAGGCTGTGATTTAAACACCCCAGAGGGTTACCAAAAGGCAGCCAATCAAATTAGGATGCTCCCGCACCCACCATCTATCATAGTAGTTGATACCCTGCACCGGTTCCTGCTGGGTGATGAAAATAGCGCACAGGACGCCAAGACCATGCTAGATGCCTGCGCCGCTCTCATGCGTGAGTTTAATTGCAGCGTGTTACTTGTGCACCACACTGGCGTATCAGAAGAAGCACAGCATCGAGCAAGGGGTAGCAGTGCATGGCGCGGTGCTTTGGATATTGAAATTAGTATTGTCCCTGCAAGAGACGGACAGCCACTTGAGATCGTTCAGCGCAAGCAAAAAGACGGTGAATTGTCAGAGCCATTGTTTGCCCGGATTGAGGGGGTGGTGATACCAGGCTGGTTTGATGAAGATGGCGAACCCGTCAAAAGTGCCACACTTGTGCTGGTCGATGCACCCATTAAACAGACCGCAGCCGACAATAAAATGCAGGAACATCGCAAGATGTTTGAGAATGCATGGTTCGATTCTGGCGCCGAAGACCTCAAAAATGAGCCTTATATCTCACGTTCAGCACTTAAAGAATACTTAGATAAACAGGATATTGCAAAAGCCACTGTGCAAAAAATGCTCAATCCGAGTGAGTCATCAAGGTTGATTGGTAAGCTAATTAACTCAAATATACTTAGGAGTGAGGGTCACGGGTGGGTTGTAAATGACAAATTAATGGCTCAAAGTATGCTGATTATGAGGGGTGTTGAATGAGCCAAAACCGTACCAAAGCGTACCAATGGTACGGTTTGTCCTTTGGTACGGTTTGGGGGCAAAAAGCCAGAAAAACCGTACCAAACCATACCGAGTATCTATAGATACTCGTATTTGGTACGATTCTGGTGCGGGGTGTTTTGGTGTTGAATTAGGGGTTTTGGTGTTTTGGTGTTTTGGTACGGTTTAGGGGTTTTGGTCTTTATCATTGTCTAAATTATCTTTAGGCTCATTTGGAGTAATGTCCGTCACATTATCAATCAATCTAGACTCAGCACTTCTTAGTGCTTCATTAATGGATATCTGAGTGTGAGTGACAGAGACGTCGATCTTATCGCCCCAGCTTTTAGGTCTAAGCTTTGCGGCTGTCCACTTTCGAGTATCAATCCTAATCTTCATTTGATTGATCCAAGCACTTAGCTGGGGACCGTCCAGCCCCTCGGGTATCGGTTCCTCGGATATGTCGATTAGTGACTCGGCCAGATAGTCAGCCCTTGCTTCGATGGCTTCATCATATAAGCGCTTGGTATCCGGATGGTTGCGTAGATGCCGCTGGAATGCGTCATAAGTGGGATAGCCCTCTTTTTTTATAGCAGTGATAAGGCTGGATCCATTCCCTATCTCGCGCAGCACTACAGGCCAGATAGAAGGCCAGTCATAGAATGGCTGGAAGTTCCCCCAGTCGTCTCGATTCTCTAATACGGCCTGTTTAGGGGTATTGAGGGAAGGGGTATTGAGTGACTGTATTGGTGACTGTACTGGTGCTTGATTGTGCTCGATTGTCATAATCGCATCTACTAGGTTAGATTGCTGTCAGTTTAAATCATTAGTTGATAGAGTGTATAGGGGTACATAAAAAAAGCGCCCTGAGGCGCTTTAAAATCGATTTAAACAGTATGTTTTTACACGTCGAAGATTATGATGATTAGCACGACTACGGCACCAGTAATAAGAGGGATCATAGGAACCCCTCGATCTCTATTTTTAGTGCTTTCATCATTTCACGATATTCGGGTTTATCGCGCCCTTTGCATAGGATGATAACTAAATGATAGAACGCGTCGGTATCGTCTAAAAGCTTGATCCAATCATAGGCGCCTGACTTGTTGTCCGCAATGATCCTTACAACGTCGTCAACGTTTTGATCTTTCACTGCGATAAGATAGTCATAGTAGTGCTCATCGCCGTGAATGTGATCGTTGCGGCCGCTCTCGGGTGATATATACATAGTGTTCCCCTTATAGGTAATTAGCTAAGATAAGCGCCAGGGCGCCAAGTGCTACTGCTAGTACTGCGTGAATCTTTTCTGACATGGTTTATTGCCCCATTAAGATTTGTTTAAGATAGCTTACTGACTTGCCAGTAATGCGCGATAGCTCGGCCAGAGTGATATTGGTACTATCGAATAGATCGATAATTTGTTGCTTACTCATCATTTCACCTCCAGTATGGTTTTTAATAGCCGGATAACTTTATCCGCGTCAAAATCACTAGAATCAGGGTTTTCTAGTAATTCTAGTGAGCGTTCGCAGCCGAGACGCATGGCCGCGTATTGTGCGAGTATTTCTAGCATTTGGTTTGACATCATGCGGCCTTTATTATCCGGATAACTTTATGCATAGAAACCCCATGCGCAGGGTATGCGATGACTTTTACCTTCTTGTCATAGCAGGCGCGACAGCCGTTACATTTGCCTGCATTCTCATAGGCGCGGCACAATGTCATACCTTTCTTGACGTCCGCGGCCGTTGGAATGATTACCGAGCCATGTAGTTTTTTGGTGTACTCACCA